AATGTTATTGGTTCCGGCACTGTTGCTACACCATTCGCAGATTCCTAATCAACCCAAGGGGCTTCGGCCCCGTTTTTAAAGGAGATTGATTATGATGCAGACAGACGTAAAATCGGCGCATATTGAAACTACAGGCACGGTAGTAAATCAGCGTACACGCCTCAAAGCCTATCACTGTATATCAGGCGGCACTGCCGGTGATGTAATCTTTCGTGATGGCGGATCAGGGGGCACCTTATTGTTGCAGTTCAACATTGGTACTGGTACGCAACCAATCACCATGTCAATCCCCGGCGAGGGTATTTTGTTTAATACGAATATCCATGTGACGCTTCCGGCAACTGCCAAAGTAACGGTGTTTTATGGCTAAGAGTCCGGCATGGCAGAGGAAAGAAGGCAAGTCCGAGAAGGGCGGCTTGAACGCCAAAGGCCGAGCCTCCGCGAAAGCGCAAGGTATGAACTTGAAGGCTCCCCAGCCCGAAGGCGGCTCCCGGCGAGACTCTTTCTGTGCGAGGATGGGCGGGATGAAAAAGAAGCTAACGAGTGCCAAGACCGCCAACGATCCGAACAGTCGGATTAACAAAGCTCTTAGAGCTTGGAACTGTTAAGGAAGTTTTATGAAACGCAGTATTAACGAATACGATCCAAATCGTGGCGGCGGTGGTGGCGGCGGTTCCTCCTCACCACCAAGCGGCGGCGTTGGTGGTGCTAAACCTAAAGATAAATATACTTTTGATCGGATTACTGGTTCGCGCTCTGCAAAAGATTACAAAGAAAGCGAACGAGAGCCTCAAATAACAGGTCAATTAAATTTTGGTTCTCCACGCCAAAGTAGTAGCAACAGAACTCCTAGGATGAGTGATGATTATTCGCGTGGAGGCAAAGTGTCTGCTTCTAAACGCGCCGATGGCATTGCCGAGCGCGGTAAAACCAAAGGTCGGATGTGTTAGATCTAAACACCGCTTGGTCAGCAGTCCTATCGTTATTGGTAGGAGTGATAGGCTATTTGATGAATGAAAAGTTCAGGGAGCTTGCTCGCATAAGCATTCTCTTAAACAAAACCCGTGAGGAGGTTGCCCGTGATAACGTTACTCAAGCAGAAATTGACCGCATTACTAACCACATTGACCAACGCTTTAACAAGCTTGAAGCAAAAATTGACCAGCTTATTCAAGCGGGGAAATGATGCCGAGCACAAGTAAGAAGCAAGCAAATTTTATGGCGGCAGTAGCGCACAATCCTGCGTTTGCCAAGAAAGCAGGCGTTCCACAATCTGTGGGCAAAGAGTTCAACAAAGCCGATAAAGGCAAAACTTTTAAACAAGGTGGCGATATGAAAAAGATGAACATGGGCGGATATGCAGACGGCGGTATGCCAATGGTTATGAAAGATGGACAAAAAGTTCCAGCTTTTGCCGCTGACGGTAAAGGTAAAATGGCTAAAGGCGGCATGGCTCACAAAGATGTAAAGATGGATAAAGGCATGATGCAAAAAGCCGTGAACAAACACGAAGGCCGTTTGCACAAAGGCGCGGCTATGACTAAACTGGCTAAAGGTGGCGTGGCTCCATCTAAGATGGGCGCTGTTAAAACTTCAGCTACTCGTGATGGTGTTGCGTCTAAAGGTAAAACTAAAGGCACAATGATTGCAATGAAACGCGGCGGCATGGCTTGCTAAGGAGTTAATATGGCTACCAAAAAACCAATGAAAAAACTTAAACGCTACGAAGAAGGTGGTGAAGTAACGGTAGATGAGCCTAAAACTCGCCGAATTTCATTTAATCCAGATGGCAGTCGCACTCAGAGTTTTGCTGAACAAATAGCTTCTCGCCAACAAACTGGCGGAGATCAAACCGCATTTAAGAAGAGTGGCTTAGAAGCTTCTAATAAAGAAAAACCTGTGGGCTTCTTTGAACGTCTTCGTATGGGTAACATTGATGAAGTTGGTTCAGAAGCGTATAACAAATTTGGCGCTGGGCGTGGCCGTGCTTCTGCACCCGTTCCCTCTACAACAGCTACCGAGAATCGGCCTCAGATTACGGCTCGCATTCCGCCTAAGCCAAGCATCCCTACCCCCAACGAAGATAGCGGAAAGTTGCAAAACCTGATTTCAGCAGGTACTGATATTGTTGGTAGACCTCAAGATGAGGGATACAGGCCAAATGCAGGTACAGCAAGCGAACGCGCTATGCTTGAAGGCGCATTTGACTCAGGTAAGATTACTGAGAATACTGGCCCCCGTACAAAGCCAATTGTCACAACTCCAGTTAAACCTGTTGTATCTAAACCCAAAGCTCCTGCGCCAAAAGTTACAGATACAGGTGATGAAAGCGCACGTTTATTAACAAAATATAAAAAGCCCGCACTTCGTCAAGAAACTGTGAATGAGAGAGCAAAAAGGTTTGTTGAAAAACGTGAAGCTGCTAAGCGAGAAAAAGAAGCTAATACCGCTCGTGGTCGTAGTGGCGTTGCTTATGCAAAAGGTGGATCGGTTTCTTCTGCTTCTAAACGTGCAGACGGCATTGCCACTAAAGGCAAGACACGCGGCAGAATGTGCTAAGGAAGCATTATGAAAAAATACGCTGATGGCGGCATCTACACGGCTGAAATGGGAAAACCCCCAGCAGATCCGGAAGGCGTACCTGCTTCTAAAAAGCCTGTGCCTAAAGCGCCAGCGCCAAAAAAACCTGCACCTAAAGATACAGTGTTTCGTGAAGGTATGCCTGTGCCCCAAGACATTGATGGAAAATCTGTCAAAAGAATGGCTAAAGGCGGCTCAGCTTCTAGCCGTGCAGATGGTTGTGCTACTAAAGGCAAAACACGAGGTAAGTTTATATGATGGCAAGCCGTGGAATGGGGGCCGTTCTCCCAAGTAAAATGCCCAAGGGTGCAAAGAAGGCACGTAAAGACAATACAGACTTTACGCAATATGCGGATGGCGGGCCTGTTGGCTTGTATGCCAACATTCACGCAAAGAAAAAACGTATTGCGGCTGGTTCTAAAGAGAAGATGCGTAAGCCTGGTTCCAAAGGCGCTCCTACTGCTGACGCTTTTATTCAATCTGCAAAGACTGCTAAAAAATGAGCACTACTGGCCTAACCCTCTTTAATATGGATTTCACGGAGATTGCCGAGGAAGCATGGGAGCGGGCTGGCCGAGAGATGCGTTCAGGTTATGACTTACGTACCGCACGTAGATCTATGAACCTGATGACTATTGAGTGGCAGTCTAAGGGAATCAATATGTGGACAATGGAGCAAGGGATTATTAACCTAACTCCTGGCCTATCTACATATGCATTACCTGTAGATACGATTGACTTGTTAGAGCACGTTATTCGTACTGGTCAGAATACAGCCTCTACTCAAGCTGACCTGACTATTACCCGCATAAGTGTTTCTACTTATGCAACTATCCCCAATAAACTTCAGCAAGCTCGTCCAATCCAGGTTTGGATTCAAAGGCTTTCTGGTGAGACTAATCCAACTTCGTTAATTCTTGCATCAGCTATAACCGCTACAGATACAACAATTACGCTTAACTCTGTAGTTGGAATAGCTGGATCAGGGTTTATTCGCCTTGATTCAGAAGACATTTACTACACATATGTAACTGGTAATACCTTGGGTGGTGTATTCCGTGGACAGAACAATACAACTGCCGCCTCTCACGTTATTGCGACACCCGTGTTTGTTCCCCAGCTTCCAGCGGTAACTGTCTGGCCTACGCCAGATAACTCTACGCCTTACCAATTTGTGTACTATCGTTTGCGCCGCGTACAAGATGCTGGTGCTGGCGTAGAAACAGCAGACATGAACTTCCGCTTTCTTCCTTGCTTAGTGGCAGGTTTGGCGTATCACATTGCTATCAAAGTACCTGAGTTAATGCCACGTATTGAGATGCTGAAAAAAATATACGACGAAACATTTGAAATAGCGGCTGGTGAAGACCGAGAAAAAGCGGCTATTCGGTTTGTTCCTAGACAGATGTTTATTGGTAGCACGTAATGGGTAATAGATACGCATCCGGCAAGATAGCGATTGCTGAATGTGATCGCTGTGGTCAACAATATCAACTTAAAGCGCTTAAGACTGAGATCATTAAGCAGCGTAAGTATCAGTTATTGGTATGTCCAGAATGCTGGGATCCGGATCAGCCGCAGTTAATGTTAGGTACATTTCCTGTAGATGACCCGCAAGCTCTACGCAATCCGCGTAGGGATACAACGTATGTAACTTCTGGTGTTAACTCTGCTGGAAATCTATCTGGTGGTTCACGAGATATTCAATGGGGCTGGAACCCAGTTGGCGGGGCTAGTTTAAATGATGCAGGATTGACACCAAACTACTTGGTGGCAACCACATTTGTTGGTACAGTAACGGTTAGTTAAGGAGCTTAAAATGGCATATACAAAATCAGCAGACGGAATTGCTAAAAAGGGTAAGACTGATGTTCAAATCTTCCCTAACAGTGGCCCTACTCAAAAAGAAATGATGGGCGGTAAAGGTAAGGGTAAGGGTAAAACCAACTCTGACATGAAGACTATGGGTCGTAACTTGGCAAAGATTGCCGCACAGAAACGGGGTTAATCATGGCTACATTTAGCAAAAAGATGATGGGTAAAGAAGTTGG